GATCTTTTAAATATATCTCTAAAAGTTGATCATCTTCAGTTTTATCAAAAAAAGACAATGTGTCTTCTAAAGTCAAAAAAACAATACTCTGATCAAATTCATAAAAACCGCTACTAAAAATACCAATAATTTCAAAAATTTCTTGTTTAGGTACTCCTCCTAAAGGAGTGTTAATTAGAGATGACGACATTAAATTAATATTGTCTCCAACAACTACTTCTAGATTAATCGCTAAATGTTTTCCTAATACAATCTTGCCTTTTTTTAAATTTCTAAAAAAATATAAACTTTTTTTAGCAACTTTTTTGGTTGAGATTTCTTCTTTTGTTAAAACTCTTTTTTTTGAATTTATTTTTCTAAATGTTTTACCAGCCTCTGACAAGTCCTGTGTTACCTTAGTTGTTTCTGCAGCTGTCATCTTTGCACTTCCAGAAACATCTTTATAATCTGCATTTGTATGCCAAACTGTGGAAGTTCTTTTAAGTGGTTGATCCATTCCAAATGAAGCAGTCATACCCTCTAAAGTGTCTCCTGAGTAAGTAGTGTGCCATACAATTCCTATCTTTGATTTACTAATCTGTTTACCAATATCTGAATCTTTCGGTACTGCATACATTATTGTATTTGGTTGAAATGTCCAATGGTCTTTCATGGATGATTCTAATGTTGATTTAGTATATAGTAAATCTCCTTGAATCACTCCTTTAATACCTAGCTTGGAAAATTCACTTAATGCAACCTTAAATTTATCTCCAAGATCCCCTGACAAATCTATATCAGATTCCTTCTTGTAAAGAATAGGATTCTTATTGAATACCGATTTCTTCGCAACAAAAAACTGACCATCTGAAGGGTCTACCCCTGCAAATATTGCTGGAGCTCCATCCCATTTTGTACTTACATTCACAGAAGTCTTTGCAGAACCCGCTAACATATCTCTTAAAGACTGTACAAAGTTTATTGCAGCTCTACCACCAGTAATTCCGTGATTTAAAATTTCATCTTCTATATGTTCTAAATGTAAGTTCTTCCCTGCAGCCTCTGTAAGATATTCATGAAACCTAATCATAATTTAACCTTCTGAATTTTTCTATCTATGTAATCTGTCATATCTCCCACATCTTGATATAGTTTAAATGGAAATCCATCTATGTCCTCATCATCCTCAAAGTCTGGGCCAAACTCAGGGCCAACATGAACCATTTTTATTTTAAACTTATTAACCACCAATTCATCCCACATTGGTCTATCTCCACTATCTGGATCTGGATCTGCAATTCTTTTCTTAGTATAAGCTGTTAATAATTTTCCTAATGTTTTGGAATGTTTTTTCATAATAACTTCCATTCCATCAATATAATCTTTAATGACTAATGATAATTGTTTTCCCCCAACTTCTTTTCCTAGATAACTCCAAGCTTTAGCTGCATTTGGATATGGTCTTGGATCTTCTGCATATTTAACAATAAGTTCTATCACCATTTCCTTTATATCATCTTCCATTTTCTTGAGACTTCTTCCACCACCTAAGCCTGGCATAGGATCATTAGGTTTATTCACAAGAGATTCAAATGTTACCCATCTTCTGCCTGTTTTATCTGGTTGGCTTGAAAGGTCATCTTGTGATGCAATAAGAACATCTGCTTCCATTTCTATAACATAACCACCTTCTGACTTAATACCAGATGATATAATGTAAGGGTCAATATTAAAAAATGCAGAAATAGATCTTTTTCCCCCTTGCATTTTTTTTAGTTTTCCAAGTCCAGTAAAATCAGTCAAATGAAATACTGTTGTACGAACTGGTTTAGGCCATATCCTTCTCATTATTGCAGGAGACAATGGAATCATTATACCTTTGAATCCATCTGTTTTAATATCAAACAACATGGTAGATAAACTTTCAGTCCATGCCGGTTTTCCTGCTATCTTAAATGGGTCTACACCAATTTCTGCAATGTACTGTTTGAATGATTTCATTTTATTTTTAGACCAGAAGATGTTATAAACAATCCTTTTCCTTGCCATCCTCCAGCTGCTCTTGTTCTCATAGTAATAGGTATTTCAACTAAATATCCACCTACTGAAAATAATATTTTAAATGATTGAGATTTCCCATCATACATTTTTCGTATACCTTTTAAATTAATTGGTTTGCTAAACATTATCTCTTTATAACTTTCATTACTTGATACATCTTTAATTCTAGAACCTTTTTCAGAACCCACAAGTAATTTATAAGGACATGGTGTTGAATTTGGATCATCAAATGTATAAAATCCTATAGTTCGTAAAAAATAAGATAAATTTTTTGAATTTGTCAAATGATTTGAAAAACTAGTAATACAATTATTCCTAAATGGATAATACATATCTGTAGTAAAAAAACTTAACTTATCTTTCAAAAATTCTTTTGCAAGAGTTGCAAATTTTCTACCAGAAGAAGTTTCAGAAAACTTTTCCTTTTTAATATTAAATTTTTTAAGAGCTGATATAGCATTTTCGGGTTTTATTAATTTTCCAGCACTAAGCATAGAAACGGCATCCTCCCAAGCTTGGTCTATCATTCTTCCAACTTTATTTACTTGTCCACTATCTCCTAATTTTTTATAAAAGGCCATAATATTAGTATTAAATTTGGGAGTAACATCTTTTCCAGCTGCAATCTTATTTGAATATCCATTAAATGTGCCGTCTGACATTTCAATAATAACATCAGATGGATTTTTACCCCCAATTCCAGCTGGTTTATTTCTTGGAGTCCAATATAATTTTTTCCATTGATTACCCGCAATATCTGCTCTAACAACTATTGAATTTTGATAACCAATATTAATATCTCTAATTGCAGTTTCATCTTTATCTAATAAATTTATTAAATCTTCATAAGTAACTTGATGACCTTCTCCATAATAAATTCCTGTATCTCCTGTTTTTCGAGCAACATCCACCATCCAAGATTCTGCATCAGTAAATCCACCATGTTTTAAAAAATATACAGTAAGGAATTCATTTATATTTGAAGATGCTGTGGAATCTTTTCTTTGTTTCATGCCATAATGGCCTTTAATTTGTTTCCTTTTAACTTTAATATATTTGTCAGCAGTTACTTGAAATATAAATTTACCTCCAAAATCTTTTAAAAGTTCACCAGTACCATTTTCTACACTTTGAAACTTAACATCAACTATATTTAATAATTCTTTAACATTATTCTCTACTGAAGAATCCAAAGTATAAAATGGATTAAATGTTCCTTTTTGTTGATACCAAGGCGAAACAGTTAATTCTCTAAGATATTCTTTAAATGTTTTCATTTATGGTGAATATAAGGGGAATTCTAGACAAATAAGGTAGGTATGTTTCAAATTCCCATGTTAATAAAAGTACTTGGAAGTATTTATAAGATCAGAACTTCCAATCCTCTGTATTCATTTGTGGAGTTGGAACATCTTGACCAGAATCTACTAAATCAGCTTGAGCTTGTTGTTCCACATCATATAATTTCATTTTAGGTCTGTCAATACCTAAAATAAATTTCTTATTTTTAGTGGGATCATTATATCTGTTCTTGAGTTGTTTTACCAAAACTTGGTTAAGTTCCTCTAATTCTTCAGTTTGTATAAGTGCAAACATAAAATCAGCAGTCGCTGGTAATCCAAAACTTTCACTAGTATCTTCCAGACCAAAATCTGATGCAGTAAATCCAGTTCTATTCACCTGAGTTGCAGAAACTATAGGAACATCTTGTTCAACAGCAAAACCTCTTAATTCTTCTGCAATAGCTTTAATATAAAAGTAAGAACCGACATTTGCTCCAGTTCTGAATCTGGAAGATGCACAAATGTTTAAGTAATCTATGAAAATAATTTTAGGTGTGAATTGTCTCTTAATCTTTAATTCCTTGATTAGAGACTTGAAGTGTCCTACATGAGCTGATGCAGTAGGATATTCTTTGATTATTAGTTTTCCCTGAGTTTTCTTTTTAATCTTATCAACTGAACTGTCAAATAATGTTTCTGGTAGGTCATGTAATTCATCAATGGTCATATCCATAAGATTTGCATCTATTCTTTCTGCAATTCTTTCTTCTGCCATTTCCAATGTGATGTAAAGAACATCATATCCATTTATAAGAACATTAGCTGCATGGTGACACATAAACAAAGTTTTACCAACTCCTGTGCCAGACATTACAATATTTAATGTCTTGTTTGGAAGTCCACCATTTGTAATGTTATTAAAATATTTTAAGTCAAAGGGAATGCGTTCTTCTTTTTTATGATAAAATTCAAAACGATCTGAGGAGTTATCAATATAATCATGACCAATAGACATATCGAAACTAACAGAAAGAGCATCAGATAAGATGTCAGGAAGAGCATTAGTATTCCTGTCTTTATCATTCCCCCCAATAATATTAATTCCATCAAGTACTGCCAAGTGGAGAGCTCTATCTTTGCAGTATTGTTCGGTTGTGTCAACGAGCCATTTTTGATCTGTTTCCTCATGTGATAATCCATTCACTAGGGTTTGAGTTGTTTTATATAACTCCTCGTTTAAATCATTTCTTTTATCAATCTGTATAACAATAGCTTCTTTTGTAGGTAATTCACTATATTTATCTACAAATTTTTCTATTTCTTCAAATGCTACTTGGTGTTCCTTCCCTTCAAAATATTTAATCTTCAGAAAGGGTAATACTTTCCTTGTGTACGCTTCGTTGTTCATCAAGTGACTTAGAATCATTGTCTCTGTAGATAATTTCAAAATCTTCCTCCTCAGTTAGTCCTTTTTCAAGACACGAAACAAGAATATCTCCTGCAATTTGATGAAATTCCTGTTCGTGCTTCAAATGGTTATTGTTTTTCCATTGGGCAGGCCTCAATGTAAAATGAAGGTTCATTCCCCCACTTTTAGTTTCATCACCCATCATAACATCTTCGTAAAGATAAATCAAACCCTTAAATTTACCTTCTTCAATACGAATTGCATTGAGTTTAGAATCGTCGCCTTCTCGCACAACAAATGTATGCTTAACTGTTTCTACTGGTGTATATTCAGACATAATGTAAATAACTCCCTAAAAGATATTTGTCGTTTGATATTGGTGTGTTTCCACGATGCAGATATGTCCACGTTGAAGGAAACAATAGCATTGTACCACACTTTGGAGTCACAGTCAAGTCCAATTCTGGAAACTCTGTTTCCCCACCTTCTTCTACATCATTAAGGTATACAAAAAGTACAAGAAACCGCATTGCAGAATCATAACTCCCAACATCAACATGATCCAAGAAATTCCCTCGACCCATTCTATAGCGTTTGAGTCTGATTTCTTCAAATTTGAAATTTTCGGGCCACGAACGCTCGTGTAACCCTGTTTCTTTTTTGTATCTGTGTAAGACATTTTTAAACCTATCATATACTGATAATTGAGTCTCGCGTGTTTCTTCTGGAAAATGATTTAAATTTATCTCATCAAAATGTCGATGGTCTTTTAAATCAGTATGAGTTAAATTATTATTATATTCTTGTATACTGAAGTATTCAATAAATCCAGAACATTCTTCTTTACTGAATATCTTCGGGTACGTCTTTATCCACTTCTCCATATAGAAATTCCTTTTTTGCGGCTTCTTCTAAGCCTTCCATAATTTGTTCATTAAAATATTTTTCTGGTTCTGCATAAATAGATTTCCCATATAACTGTTTACCATCAATTTCATAACGATTACCAGATCTTTTAAACACTCCATGTTTCTCACCAAACTCTAGAAGTCCATAATGCCTATCAATACCTGACTGATAGCCTAATCGAACATCAATCATTTTATTTTCTACTGTCAATCTGGATTTCTGGTTCTTACAATGGATAATGTTTCCTACAACCTCAGTACCATCTTTGTCTTTTTTCTTTGACAAGTAAACAATAGAACTGGCTGCATACTTGAGTCCAGATCCACCACCCATTTCCTTAGTTGGCATATATGCACCGATAACATCATAAGTGTGATTGGTCACTATCAACGGCACGTTGGCACGACCTAACTTGAGGGTCAGCACCCTAAAACAAGCTTTGATAATTTGAGCTCTGGTCATATCTCTTGTCTCTGCTCCTGCAGCCGTATCTTCTAATTCTTTTGTAGTAGATAAATTTCCAAGAGAATCTAAAACCAACATCATAGGTTTATGTTCTTCCTGTTCTAGATATGCATCTAGTATTTTTATTGCCTGAGTCCTAAATTCTTGTATAGTTACTACTGGAAGTATTACCATTCGTTTAGGGTCAATACCTCTAGACTCTATAAGTTCTCTAGGTATTGCAGACTCAGACTCAAAGTATAATACTCCTGCATCTGGATTTGCATCCAAGAATTGTTTGACCATTCCTAGTGCAAAGTAGGTTTTTCCTGTTGCACTTTCCCCAGCAAGAGCTGTAATTTTGTTTGAAGGTAGTCCACCAGACAAACTACCAGAAAGAAGAGCATTAAACAAGTAACTGCCGGTATCGATGTAACTATGAACATCACCAGCCGCAACACCTTCTTCCACGATTGAAGCGTATTCATTTCCTGACTCCTTAATAAATTTCTTTAGATCCATATTATCCTTTATTTTCACTCCATTTTAAAAGTTTACGAACCTCCTGTTCAAATTTTTCCTTGCCCATTTTTTTACGAAAATGTTTTGTAGAATCTAATGATTTTTTTAATCTATTATCTTCTACAGATTCCATAACTTTTGTAGCACTTAAAGTATCGGGCTCAATACCAGCTATATCAAATAAATTTTGCATTAGTCACTCCTGTTTTCTGACTTATCGACATCGAATCCTTCTGGATACCGCCCACTTAATTTCTTAGTGTTTTCTGCAAGTACTTCTTCTAGATCCCATTCCATTGTTATCAAAACTTGTTGGACATACCACATGACATCTCCAAGTTCGTTTTTTATTTTGTTTCGTAATTCATCTGTAGGTTCTTTACCTTGAAAAATTAACTTCTTTACTAAGTCCAGAAGTTCTCCACCTTCTGAACAAATTCCTATTGCTCCTGTGAGCAGTCTTTGTGGCTGACTCCACATTGCATCTGCATCTTGTAAATTTTCAATCCTTACTAGGAATGTATCACAATCTCTGGATGCTTCACTTGTTACATCATCCACAAACATTCTATGTTCTATTACTTCTTTTGAATCCATGTTTTCTTTCTATAAGACATCACCACCAAAGGTCTGTAAATTTACACCATATGATATAATACAATATGATGCATATTCTGGATGATATTCAATTACTGTATATGTTCCTGTTTCTAGATTTATATAAAATCTAAAAGGTAATGTTGCTGGTTTAACTTTATAGCCAGATTCAGACCTAACCTTTGCAAACTCTAAACCAGTAAAAATTAATACTTCTTCTTTTTCATCTATCGTTTTGTATGTTTCTTCTTCATTTGCACACATCACAGGCTTCTCATTCCATTCTCCTGCAATGGGCACCAAAATCGGCATCAATGCAATGGGTATGAAAAGGAAAAGGAAAAGAAGGTTTCTAAATGGTAAATATTTTCTCATATTCTCCTATCCAAAAAAGTCTAATAAATTTGTTTGAGTGCCATACGATTCATCAATCATCCAACCAATAGAGTTCGTAACAAACTTCAATGGTTCTACATATGACTTCTCAAATTGTTTTTCATAATCGACATATTTCTGCACATCTAATTCTTTAGGACACTCTGTAAGAAAAGTGAATACATTTGTTTGAAATGGATTTGGATTTTTCAAATAAACAAACTTAACCTTTTCACCTTCCATAATCTCAGGATATTTCTTGAGTAATTTCTTATCCTTGAGTTGA